CCCCACATGGGTCTTTCCCATGTGAGGCTAGTCGACTAAATGGTTGTTGACTGCAACCGCAGTTTTTACTTTATATGCTTTTACGAGAAATTCTTTTACCTCGTGAGAGGTTTACGATAAGTTCGTTTACGTATATTAAAGTAGTTAATTGTGTGTTTGTTATTTTTTGTGCCACCCCATGAGACTTTTGTCTCAAAGACACTAGTTCATCATTATGTCTAAACCGGCTAATTTATGCACCGGTAATCAAAATGACGGTAGTTTCACCTTGCAAAGTGAGATAATCCGTAACCTTTATGGTAACCATGATGAACCTTTAGGGTTAGGAAGCCCTGTATCAAAATAATTTCCATTGGAGACTTGGACTTTGGTCCCTATATCCTCCTTTTATCTGACGTCAGTATATGTGTATCTAGTCCGGATTCTATCCTTTTGGACGTTTACCGGTATGATCTGATACTCGTGGATGGTCACCACACTGATAATTTCAATTAGGCGAAAGCCCGTTAGAATCATGCTCTTGTACGTTAAGCTTGAGCAATTTTATGCACCAGGTTGGTGCTTTAGGCAACACCTTTGATTCAAATCAATCCTGCAGAGTGTGACCACTGCATTTGAATCTTAGGAGGGGCCAGTTAGACACCTCGGATGACCAGAGAACTTAATCTTAAGGGCGTAATGTCCCAAACGGATTGTATAGGCTCGCCATGAATTTGGTTTAGAGAGTATAATTTGTTGGATTTCTTTTATTCTGGGATGGATAGGGACTTGGCAGCTCAGTCAAATAATCCTGTTTCCATGTGACAGAAAGCCTCCGTGGTGCCCCATAGGGACTTCCAATTGAGCGATCAATTGGAGTCTTGATGGGTTATTTTCATACACCGACCGTTATGAATATGACCAGCCAAGACTTCAATCAAAGTGCCCCCCAACAAGGGGGGCCTCCAAGTGATGGTGCTATAGCAAGCACTGAAAACCGCAAAGTAAGCGGCATCAAATTTAGTAGGAAATGGCCTGATCCAAAGTGGATAGTGCCCCGGAAGGAGGTGTTGAAAGGACAAGTTGGAAGTATCCCCATAGTTTCGGATTTTTTGGAAATGAGAGATAATCTTTCCTCGATTTCGGAAGCTGTGATTGGTGTCCAAGATTTTTTGAATCAACTCAAAGCAGCTATACAGTTTAATGCCACCGACGATCTAACTGAGGCTATCATGTCTCGAATTGAGTCACTTTTTCTGTTAGTTGTTGATTTGTTTTCAAGAAAAACCCTTGCAGAAATGTTTATCCCTATAGTTCAATATATTAAAACTTGGTTGGGTGGGCGTAGCGTTTGTAAGTTGGTTATATCTTGGGCACAGGAAATTGTATTTTCTTCAGGAGAAGACGATCCTTCAGATGAATGGGAGGATGTGCCGGAAGGGCTTGATGCTCAAAAAGGATGGTTTGAATCCAACTGGATGCAGCTTACTAAGGGAGTTTTTGGTAAGAAGCTTGCATCTCTGTTGAACTTGATGATAATAGCTGGCTTTATGCCTGATAAATCAGCAGATTCACTGACATCAGAGCTTTTCAAGATTTTGAATGTTACTGCACAGCGTAAGAAACACCCATCGATTTTTCATCATTTGTTTAGTACAATTGATTGGGTGATTGATTCTGTCGTTCCTGCGATTACCACCAATAATATGTCATTGTTGCTTGATGAAGCAGACGTGCAGGAGGTTGATCGCATTTACCGTATGTGTTTGGAAGTAGTTCATTTGAATATTACTGGACAAATGGCGTTGGCTAAGGCCAAGTATGGTGTTGTTGATGAGGCTTCTATTTTGATGATGATTGTTAATACTTCGCTAGCCATAGAGACTATGAAGCGGAAGTGTGTTGGTGAAGATCTTGCTGTGAGGGAATATCAAGCACGTCTCATTAAGTTGGATAAATTGTCCGTGGATTTACAGGCACATTGGCATGATGCATCTTTGCGAGTGAAGCCATATGCTGTTTTGATCCGTGGAGGATCATCTGTTGGGAAAAGTACGCTGGGTACTATCATAAGTCATGTTATAAGTCGTGCAAATGATTTCCCAGAAGGAAAGGAATACTGGTGCACGATTAATGGGAGCGACAAGTATCAGTCTGATTTTCGTTCGCAGCATACGTGTGTGATGTTTGATGATATGGGTAACACAAAGCCAGAGAAATGTGAGAATAATCCACTGTTTGTTTTGATTCAATTTATCAATAATATGCATTGTTCTGCATTGAGTCCAGAAGCTGATAAGAAAGGTAAAATGGATATACGATGCCGTATGGTGATTGTGACTACAAACACATCCCACTTGCATGCACCATTATTTTCTGTGAACCCAGCTTCTATCATGCGTCGTTTTGATTTGGTAATCGATGTAATGTTGAAGCCTGATGCTGTTGGACCTGGAGGAGGATTGTCTTCTAAGTTTGCTGGTAATCCTATGCCAGATGCTTGGGATCTTTCGTGTGGTACTGTGCAGATCAGTAGAAATCCTTCTAATCATCTTGCTGATAGTTGGGAAATTGCATTATTGAAAGATGTTAATGATGTTGTTTCCCTGACTAGTTATTTGGTTGAGATGACTCCTAAGTATTTTGCTGTGCAGGAAGAGATCGTTAGTGCGTCATCTGAGATGCATAAGAAGGCACATTGTATAGAACATCCAATGTTTTGTGTTCCATGTGCTGCATGTGCGAAAGGATCTGCACCTGTTGCTTCCGTGAAAGAGCAATGTTGGGAGGCTGTGGCCCCTGAGGAATGTGAACGTCACCCTGGGATTACGATACCATGTCACTTTTGTGAAGTGGGGATGTGTAATGGCAGGAGCCATTTGGCTCCGTGGCTTGCACCATATCCAGAAGTTGATGAGAGAGAAGCATTTTGTGATGCCCCAGAAGTGTTTGTTGAGGATGCGTCAGATGAAGAGCTTGAACATCAAGGTGGTAGAATGGATGCAAGGCGAAATGTTGTAAGGTCAGTGCCTGTGGCAGCGTTTGGTAGAGTAGATCATTACACTTCAGGTTTGAGTGAGTTTTCTTTTGAGAGAGCTGATATTGATGGTGTGCCTGTGACTGATGCTACAGCACAGCAAATTCCAAAAAGTGCCATTGATAAACTCCATATGTATGTAACAGGTTTGTTGTACCCAACACCACCACCAGAAGAGCGACGACGTAAGTCAGCTCCACCTCATCCAGGAGCATCACCAGAAGAGTTTGATGCACAGGCAAGACCAGAAGGGGTTGACGGAGAATATCGATATGGCGGTACTTATCCGGACTGTGAATATGATTATATGAGTGGAAGAGTTGAGCGTCCCTCAAATTTCTATCAAGTGTGGTTTGATCATCTGGTTGAGAAGGTTGACCCCGTGTGGGAGTATATCTTCAAGACCAAGACTAAATTGCGTGAGAAATTGAATCCATTCCAGAAGTCTATGCTTATGGCTGTAGCAGTGGGAATTGCTATCAGCGGTGGAGTGCGTCTACTCAGAACGCTTATGCAGAAACCTTTGTCGAAGCAGGGAGCAGTCTATTCGCGCATATTGGCCGCATGTCAAACGCCACGACAGATGATAGAGCGTGACAATCGTTATAAGAAGGTGTATACCAATGTTGCAAAATATCCGGAAGCTTCATTGGGTACTACGTTGGCTCAATTGGAGGCAAAGATAGATCGAAATTTGCATATGGTTAAGATTCGTAAGTTTGATGAAATTGCTTCTGAGTGTTATGGGCCCACTGAGTGGTGTAATTCTTTTCCTGTTGGTGGGACTGAGTGGATTGTAGTTGGACATATGTTTGATGATTCTCAATGTTATAAAGTTGAGTTTCAATCTCATCCTAGTGTTGGAATTAAGCGATTTCAGGCGCTTGTTAATCGCGCAAATATACGTCCAGTTTTTGATTATGATGCAGTGATTCTTGATATACCTAGTGGGGGAGATGTGACAAATTTTTCACCATATATGGTAGAACGTGAAGATTGTGCGGAGTTGAAGCCTGGTACTCCAATTGCAGTTTACCATGTTCATCATTCTGTTATGGATTCTGAAGAATGTTATGTTCCCCCTTCGGCTTATAAGTTGGTAACCACGATTGCAGAGGTGAAAGACTTGAAAGTTAATGGGATAGGGACTTATCCTGGGTTTACATACAAAGCAGAGACACACCAGGGTATGTGTGGTTCTATGGTCTTTTCCACCGGTCGTAATCCAGTTTTAATTGGAATGCATACAGCTGGAGACATAAAGAACGGTATTGGTGCTGCAATGTTGATGACTCGTCAGAAAGTGTATGAGTCTAAGCAGATGCGTGAGGAATATATAAACGTTGCTGAGACTACGCCCTTGAGGGATGAGATTTACAATGTGAATGTGCAGACTCAGCCTGAGGCTCATGAGAGGAATCCAATTCATTTTCTGGAGGATGATGTGAATATTGAGGTAGTTGGTCAGACCAGTTTGCCTCGAGCACGTTTTAAGAGTGAGATAGTCACATCGTGTATCGCTGAAAAATTGAAAGATGTTTCTGGAATTGAGGATACCCATACTAATCCTCAAAAGAAAGCTGCCACTCCATCACGACATCGCCATATTACGACTTGCGGTGCGGTTTTGCCACCAGCCAATCCTTGGTTGGTGAAGATGGCTTTGGAGGATTTCAAATTGAAGCTTGGTGAAGCTGTTTTCTCTGAGGGGAGCCAATTCAAAGAGTTTGTACATGTGCTCAATTATGAGGATGCACTTAATGGTGTTCAGGGAGTCCGAGGATTTGATCCTGTTAATCCCAAAACATCAATGAGTTTCCCTTTGACTGGTGCGAAATACAAATATTTCGTTGAAAATGCTCTTAAGGAGGAGATGGGTTTTGTGACATCCAAATTTGTACGTCGCATTGAGAAAGAGGATGGTACAGTTGAATATTCATATGAACTTGAATTTGATCCTGAAAAGGCAGATGTACGCGCAGAGGTAGATAATATCCTTGAATGGTTCTACGAAGGTAAGCGTGTTAATGCCATCTTCCGTGCTAATTTGAAAGATGAACCAGTTACATTTGAGAAGGTAGCAAAGAATAAGATCCGCATTTTTGCTGGGGCGCCAGTTGCATTAGTTATTGTAACTCGCATGTTGACTCTACCCTTAGTGAGTGCTATGTCTAACTTTCCTGCAGAATTTGAGAGTGCAGTTGGTGTTGATGCAGCAGGTAAGGATTGGGAATATATTTCAGAGATACTTACTAGTAAGAGCGGTGGTCGAAGATGTGGTGATGGTGATTACTCAGCATTTGATATGAGGCTTAGGCCAGAAATCCAGAAGGCGGCTTATGAGTTGCTAAAATGGTGCTTGTTGAAATGTGGAGTTGACCCAGATTTGGTGAGATTGGTTGATGGACTAGCAACAGAAAACTTATATCCGATCTTTGATGAAGATGGATTGTTAGTAAAGATGTTTGGTCCAGGTCCGTCGGGGCATGGATTGACTGTTATCATCAATGGATTTGGGAATTGTTTGATGATTCGGTATGCATATTATGCGATGCATTTTGTCGCTCGTCAAGGTAAGTTGTATTTGGGTGAAATTCCACTATTCCATGAAAATGTTGCTTTAATTACTTATGGAGATGACAACAATTTTGATGTCTCTCCAGAGGAACCATTGTTCAATATGATGAGTGTGGAGGTAGAGCTTGCCAAGATTGGCCATGTGTATACTGATGCTACGAAGCATATTTCCACCGTCCCGTTCAAAACCATAGATGATATGAGTTTCCTCAAACGTTCATTTCACAAGCATCCAATACTTGGTAAGCGTGTGGGGGCTTTGGAAGTGGAATCAATTCATAAATCACTGTTGCTTACACGTAAGGCCCGTAGGGGTATGGTAGAATCTGCAGCACAAATTTGTGCTGCTAATATGTCTGCTGCTTTGGGGGAAGTTTTTCTCCACGGGCCCGAAATGTATGAGAAGTATGTGAAATGGTTCGATCAATTGGTTGATGTGAGAGATAGTGAAGGTCACAGAGTCGGTGATTACTATAACCCACCTTCGATTGAGGATTTGATTGCGCGTTATGAGAATACTTCTTGTTGTTATCGTGAGGTGCAGAAATTCCTCAGGCCAGCCGAGGACTTGATTTGCCAATCTGGAATTTTGGATGATGATGATGAGTTGCGAGAACTACTTGCAGACATAGATTGGGATGACGATTACATGATGACACAGGATGACTCACTTCGACTTATGAAGGATACCTTCAATATGTTATATGAAGAAGAACCTCTAGTTGGAGATGATGAGTGTGAATATTTAAATATTAATCTTGTGGATTTGAAGTTTCGTTGTTGGTTGGTTGAATGTCAGCGTTCTCTTGCAGATTTCTTGCAACCAGACTATCGATTTAGATCGGAGTTCTATAATGAATTAGGAGCATTTGTTGATTATTTTTCGGCTTGCCGAGCCAAGCGTCAACGACTAATTGCTGATTTATCAGATCTTCTGAATAGTATTGATGGTCCAATGGTTTTGATTGGGACAACAGACGTAAGAGCAGTAAAAGTGCTACAGAGACAACGGAGGATCTCTGTAGAGCTTCAGGTTTTACCTGAAATTGAGGAAAGAATTTGGTCTTTCCTTCATCCTCCATTTGAAGTTGCTGGGTGCACTGAGAGAGGCTATCTGATGGTCACGCCAAATTATATGCGTGGCCCAGTTGAAGTGTTTTATCGGACAGTTGATCGTACCCGACTTCATGGTGTATAAATAACCAAACAATTTGTATAATTACATTTCCCTTATATTTAGATTCGCTCTCTTTTATATTGTATATTATTGCTTTCATTAATTTATATTGGTGGCAAGGCCTGACCACGAAGTCAATTTCAGGCCCTCATAGTGTAGCCCACACTCAAAAAGGGTTAGTGCAGGATTGCACGCAAAATTTGGTGCCACAGAGTGGCATATGTTCTGACGAAATTAAAGAATCATATATCGAACGAACAATGGGTTTCGTAGAGGCAGCACCGTCACATGTGTGTGAGGTTGATTCAGAAATGGATTCTACACGGTATAATACTGCAGATTCTGATACTACGTTATCCAATTTCTTTGAGCGCCCTGTAATTATACACAATGTTGACTGGACTGTTGGTGGAAATATTAATTTTGTGATAAATCCTTGGGATTTGTGGTTTAAGAACAAGCGTGTTGCGAACCGTCTGACTAATTACAAAAATTTCAAGGGTAAATTACATATTAAGATATTGTTGAATGGGAATCCTTTTTATTGGGGTCGAGCATTTGTTTCATATGCTCCCTTGAATGATTCACCTTATCTCACCACTACAAGAAATGTTCTTTATTATTTACCAGCTTTACATCGGCCACATATTTTCTTGGATCCTTCTTCTTCTGATGGGGGTGAAATGGTCTTACCCTTTTTCCATTATTGGGATAGTTTGGACATGACCCAAGCAGATGTTGGAGTGGATATGGGAGAATTGTGGTTTAACTCATTGTTTACACTACAACATACGCAGAATTTAACTAATCCAATAAATATTGTTGTCATGGCATGGGCTACAGAAGTTGATTTGTCCACACCCACTCAAACTGTGGTTGCTGGGTTAGCACCCCAGGCTGGTGATGAGTATGGGAGTGGTGTTGTTAGTCGTCCAGCCAATTTGGTTGCCGCACTTGCTTCTAAAGTAATTAAGGCGCCTATAATTGGTCCGTATGCCATGGCTACACAACTTGCAGCATCAGCAGTGTCTAATATTGCAGTCATGTTTGGTTATTCTCGTCCACGTATTATAGATCCGCCTAAACCAGTGCGGATTTCTGAAAATGGAGATTTCGCCTGTACAGATCAACATGATATGGCCCAAACTACAGCACTCACATTGAAACAAGAGGTGACTATAGACCCAAGAGTTTGTGGGCTTAGTGATGTAGATGAGTTGGATTTTGATTATCTTAACCAAAAATATTCATATCTGACACAAACTGAGTGGACATCTTCAGATTCACAATATACCATGTTGATGTCGTTTCCAGTTACGCCATCTATGTATGCTGTTCGGCAGCTTTCCTTTCCCGCCTCAAAAGTGGGAGTGGGATTTTCGACTACGGGGTTCATTGCCAATTGTTTTCGCTCTTGGCGTGGTTCCATGACGTACCGCTTTCAGGTGGTATCTAGTGGGTTCCATCGTGGACGGCTATTGATAGTTTGGGATCCGGTACAGGCTAGTACGGTTCCAGAGCTGAATACGGTTTATAGTAAGATCGTAGACATTGCTGATCAAAAGGATTTTGAGATTACTATTGGATGGGGTTCGAATTGGCCAGGATTGGAAACTACGCGTCCTCTTGAAACAGGTCCACCGGTGATTGGAACAGATGCTTTTAGAACAGATGGTCTGGGATACGTCGCTGACCCCACAAAACATAATGGTGTTGTAACAATGTATGTTTTGAATGAGTTAGTTACTTCGGGCGCAAATACTACGGGTGTTGGCTTGATATTGCATTCTTGTTCGCGAGATATGCATTATTGGAATCCAATTAATAGTGGATTTATTAAAGCCACATATGATCTTCAACCCCAGTCAGGTTTATTGGCGCAGAGTGGGGCTTTAGATCCAGGGACGGAGTTGGTGACTCCTTCAGGATCAGAAGATATTGGTGAAGTTGGTGGATCTATAACTCCACAATCCATTATGTCTTTTTGTGCGGGAGAAGTTGTAACTACATTCCGAACGTGTTTGAAGAGATATTCACGTTATAGGAGTGTTAGTGCTGTAGATGACATGATATCCCCGAATAGTTTGAATGTGTTTAAGTTTACAGGTGTGGGTGGTTTCTTTCCTCCACGTGGTGCAAAATATGCAGCTATAGGTGGTGATACCTGGCCCATGACTATACAAGGGTTAGTAGCTGCATGTTATGCTGGGTTTCGTGGTTCTACCCGCGTGAAAGTAGTACCTCGAGCCTCAACTGGGTGGTCAACGCCATTGTATGTTTCGCGCACACCCAATGTTACGAATTCATCAGGTTCATTACTTGGGATAAATTTTACCACTGCAAACATAAACAATCAGAGCAATTTACTTGATGGTGCATGGAATGGCATGCAATCTAGTAATAATGTTAATAGTTCAGCTCTGCAGTTTGAGATTCCATGGTATGCCATGTCACGTTTTGCTTTGACCACTTTGGATGGTCTCTCAGGTTTCTTTGGTTATACTGTTTCAAGGATACTGCCATGGGCTAGTTCCACAGAAGGTACCATTATTGAGGCGCATGATGTATTTATTGCCACGGGAGAAGATTATAACTTGTTTTTCTTTCTGGGTATCCATCCGCTATGGTATAGTTCTGTGGGTTTTTAACAAGTTATTAAATTATGTATATATGTATTTCTATGTTTTCATTTACGTAATATTTTGTATAATATTCCGATATTCTGGGGTATTTTGCACAAACATAGTTATTTAAAGGTGTTGTAGCGCACCGCCACTTAGGTGGTAGACCGGCTACGTTTTTGTTGTAATTAGTTTCAACCCAAACGTGGGCGTTTGGGGGAATTTTTTCTAGCTACAATTTTAAAGCGTAGTCTTACTTTTATAGAGTAGAAGGTTACAAGATGTGTATACCTGCTTATAAAAGGCTACTTGTGCC